GTTTTAAGCCGTACGGAGCAGATATGGTTGGATAAGCCATAATTATCTCCTTATATTTTTAATATTAATTACCTTTACCAAAGGACGTTGTAGACTTCTTATCTGAGAAAAGAGGCATACGAGCATCACTTTGTTTTAAGAAACTATTGTCAACTGCGTCTGCTTGTTGTTTAGCTTGTGTAGCATAATAAGCTTTACGTTGATCAACAAATTCTTGTGGGATCTTGCAAAGTAATAATCCGCCAATTTCAATACCGTCTTTGAAACGGGAATTTTGGTCGACCATTAACTTCATTTCAGGGTGGTCCGCTAATTTAACGGGTTCCCATCCTTCACGCATTTTGGCAGAAACATTTAGATTGTCCGCGTCATTCATTACACTTGTACGAATCCATCTGTAAGCCCAACCAGGTACCTTTTTAAATTCAGGTAATAGTGATGCAGGTTTCCAGCTATCTGCGCGTTGAAATTCGTCTCTTGTTTGTAATTCACGATCTTGTCTATTATCCATTTGCATTCTCCAATTTTAAAGTTTCTCTTGCATATTGTTCCGGTGTTAGACCAAATTTCTTGGCTAACGCTACTTGTGTCTTCGTCAATCGTACTTTTTTAGGCGCGGTACTACGCGTTGCCGGAGCAACTACAGTCGAAGGTTTTGTGCGCTGGGCGGGTGTTTCCTCGTCTAGCGTTGCATCCCCAAAGTATTCTGGGAATCGTTTCTGCATCGTAGTATCAATACGACGATAATATTCATCAGATGTAGGACTGACCCCACTTCTAACTAATTTTTCATGCAAACCTAATGCAAGGCTTGTCATTTCTTCATCTTTACCAAACCATTCGTTTTTATCTTGCCATTTTAAGGCTTTATCGTCTGGTTTAAATGAAGGTTGTTCATTTTGTTGTATATATACAGGATTTTCTGGTTCTTGTAAAGTCTTTTCATATTGAGGTCTATAGCTTTGAGCCTGCGACAAACGCATTTGAGCATCGTTCATCTTTTGTTGAGCATCAATAATTTTTTCAGTATCGCCAGAATCATAGGCTTCACGATAATCTCGTTTAGCTAAATTAAGTTGATTTTCTAAACCTACTTTAAGGGTCTCAATATAAGTTGCTTCACCAGAACTTAAAGTTGTTTTTAACTTTTTATTCTCTTCTGCAATTTGTTGAGCAAACCTAATTGCTTCTTGTCTTTCACGGTCTGCAGCCTCTTTAGCACGTCTTTCGTCATGCCAAACTTTTTTGAGCTGAGCCATACGTTGTTTAACACGTTCAGAATAATCTTCTAACGTATCGTTTTCTAATTCTTCTACTTTATCTTTAGGTAAAGGTTCTTTACCTCTATCAGCAACTGGAATATCATCTTCAATTTCAAGATCAATATCCTCTGCTTTTGTTTCTACTTTAACTTCATTTTTATCGGCAGAAACTTTTACTTCTTTTTCTTCAGCAGGTTGAGCTGCTGGTATTTCGTCATCGTCGGGATATTCAAACACAATATCACCATCTTTTACATCAGCCATTTTATATCTCCTTGTTTGCGTTATTATAACGTTATGCTCTAGTATATCCACGCGGGTCTAAAACGACACCTTCTACAGTATCATCATTTATCAATCTAAATTCTCTTCCGTGGATTTTAAATCTTGTACCTGCATATGCACGTGTCAAAACAAAATCACCCTCTTTACACCATGGACCAGTCGGAAATCTTGACTCGTCTTTGTAACACATATCACCCATCTTAACTACAAATAACACAACGGTTGAATGTTCTTCTATATGTTTAGTTTGTCCTGCTTTAACTAAACCACTTTCATATGTTTCCGATGCTTCAGGAATTGCACATAAAATTCTATAGCCTTTAGGATCTGGTAATTGCAATCCTCTTTCTTCAATTGGAATTTCTTCCGGTTGTACTTCATTTATTGTTGGAACATTGATAGGTCGACCTGATGCATCAACAATATCTTTATTCATTGTGAGTATGTCACTCATCTTCAAATGTCTCCATTCTTTGTGCAAGGTCTTTTATAAAACTTTCTGCGACGGATAGACCTCGTATATATCCGACCATATTTTGGTACGAAGCAAAATCTTTTGCTGCTCCGTCTCCTAAATTTAATTACTTGTTTGCGCTGATCATCTATTCGAGACAATAATAGCTCTAGCGTTTGGTCCATGATTTATTACTCCTTAAGTTGTTTATTTCCTTGTACGGCTTGAATGCCTATTTTAGTACCTTCAATTAATTGTTTGGCTTCTAACTCTTTATTAGCCATTACAGTGTCAGCACCTAAATTAGCGCCTGCAATACGCTCTTGGGACTCTACCCTCATTCTTTCAATCTCAAGTCTAGCTTGTTCAATTGCAATATCAGCTTGAGTTTTTTGTTGTTTGATTTGTAAATCTTGTGCTTTTAATGCTAGCTCTTGTTGTTGCATTTGTAGAATAGGATCTTGTGCTTGTTGTTGAGCTTGTTCTTGTTGCACTTCGGAAGCAGATTTAGCAGCAAGTTTTTTAGCGGCTTCAGCCATCACTTTAGATAATTCATATTCCACATCTTCTGGTAATGTTTCATCAGATTTAGGTAGTGGTACACCTAATTGTTCTTCTAATTGACGTCTATATTCAAACGCAACGTGTTCATTAATATGAGCCATAGCCGCCGCTTGAATTGCACCTGCTTGAGGATTTTGTCCTACCATTTGTAGAATCTTAGGATCTTGCATAGCTGCCATGTGTACTTCAATATGAGCTTTATGGTCTTGATAAATAAACGCTTTAACAGGTTTACCATTAATGATATTCATATTTTCAGATACAGGATCTTTTGGTCTTTGATCATCAGTGCTTGGTATAAGTTTGCCTATATTTTTAACTCCTAGTACTTCTAACATTTGTTTATTAAGTTCTACTTGATCATAAATTTGTGGATTAGCTTGTGCCATTTGCATCACCGCTTGATACTGAACCACTTTCTGTGACATGGTTGCAGCATTAGGATCACTCACTGGAATAACATCTACATTATCATAATCAGATTGTTTAGCACGTCTATTGCCTACTTCAGGTTCATATGAATATTCTTCTGGAGTGTAATCACGAATAATGCCTTTAAGTAATTTAAACTCTTGTTTCATGGCATAATAAATACGCGCTTGTACAGCTGACATTACTTTGAGAGTTCTTTCTAAAATAGCTAATGTAGTACCCACTGGACTGTTAGCAGACATATCAGATACTTTCATATCAGCAGCTGATGCAAAACGACGTCCTTCTTCAACAATTTGATTCATCAATTGATTGAGTACTTGACTTGGTTCTTTATATGGAAGCGGTAAGATGTTGTCACGTACTGCACCACTTGGTACATCTACGTCACGCCATTCACCTGGAGCAATCGGTGTATCATCCCCTTTAATGCGTAGCCCACGAGACTTAAGACCACCTGGTAGGTTAGAGAGAGTTCCAGCATCTACTAACTGACGTAGTATCATGGTACCGGATTTAGCGAAAGCGCCTATCAGGTGGATTAAGCCAAAGCAATAAAAACCAAAACCCGGTATGTATCCGTAGTGAACGAAGTGTTGACGCTTAGCTTTTAGTTTATCATCAGGATTCCAATTACGACGAATCGCTAAAATACTACCTGTGCCTTTTTCAATTGTTATAACATATGGTAACGCAATACCATCTTCACTATCACCATTTTCTAAATCAAGATTAACATGCATCTCTAAGATTTTATATCTGTCATCTTCTGTTGGATTAAAGCCTAGCTTCTCTGCGATTTTCTTTTCAGCTTCATCGATGTCTAAGTATGGCTCACCTAAATCTACATCACGATAAAAACCCGCAACTTGTAACTTATGCAATTCATTTTTTGTTTTACGCATGACGTGTGTTACACGCTCCGCTGTTTCTAAATTAGATGCACCGTATGGAACTACAATATCTTCCGCAGGAACATACATCGATACTTGGCGTTCAATATTAGGATCATAATAAACTTTTTTAAATGCATTACCAGATAAACCTAATCCCCATAACATTCTTTCATGTTCAGGACGATACTCAGGCATCATATCAGTTAGCTGATAGTTCATATCATCTCTAACTCGTTCAGCAGCATCTTGTTTTTCTTTTGTTTGTTTACCAATAATTACGGTTTTAACTGGACCTGCAGCTGGGAAAGTTTCCATCATTGTTTCTGCTTGAAACTTAACTAACGCTTCAGTCATCAGTGGATGGTACACGTTGCATGCACCTGGCCATGGTTCTGTTCTATCTTCTACTTTAAGTCCTAATAGTTCTAGACCATCAACATAAGTTGTTAACCAATCTTTTCTTGAATTAATATCTGCATCATATTCACCAATTAAATCACCTGACAACTCTGTCAACTGACCTTCATCCATGTCCTCCGCTAAGTTAGCATTGAACTCATCGTTTGTTTCTTTGCCCGGAGTGATTGTAATTTCCATGCTTCCATCATCAAGCGTCACACTCTCTGGGTTTTCAATTTCAATACTTAAATCAGGTTGTGTTTGTGCTAACTCTTCAATGCCTTGAGGAGCTTGTGATATACTTTTATCTATGTCTGCCATAATTTATCCTTATACTAAATACAATTTATTTTTATTACTTCTAAACCCATATATCTCATCAGGTTCATCATTAGGTAATCTAATAAAGCCACCTTGTCTAAACCGCATCAATGCAAGTGTTGTGCTATCCACCAAGTCATCATTCGCACCACTAGGAAAATCATTACACTCTTCTATGACTTCACGAGCCCATCGTCGATCAGGTGCCCATACTATACCACTTCTGAATAAATCGGAAATAGCATTGACTCGACTAATCTTATCTTGTCCTTTACCAGGGGTAAACTCACCTACTGGCAAGCCCATTCTACGCATTTCTTGATAGAGCGCCGCACCGTTAGATTTCTTTTCTACCATGAACGCATCAGGCTCCCAGTCTTTGTACTCACGAAGTACTAACTCTTTGAGCTCAGGAAACTCTAGGCGTTCTTTAATTGAATTTAATAGTATTATATTATAGTTATTGGTTTCTTCGTTAAAAAAGACACCCCAAGTTGTTAATGCATTGTAGTCAGCTCTGGTAGACGCTTCTTGTGCCGCATCCAGTGACATAATCGTAAATTCACAATCAGGTGGATCTTCGCCTTCCCATATCTTCCACCATTCACGTTTAATCAACGCACCTTCTTCTGATACTGGGTTTTGCATATACTGCGAGTTCCAATACCTGACATCTAACGCAGCTTTTTTAGCTAACAACTCTTTCAACGGCCAAAATTCAGGCCATAAACTTTCTTCTTCACCATCTTTGTTTTCAATAATTGCAGGAAACTCAACCACTTCCCACTGATCTACCTCTTCATGCTTAATCATTTGATTTACGATCTGTCCAGTCAAGTCAAGTTTTGACCACCTTGTCATCACTACAATAATCGCACCGCCCGGCATAAGACGTTGTAGAGGGCCAGACTGAAACCACTCCCAAGCAGGGAGAAAAACATCAGGACGTCCAAGTTTAGCATCCTGTTCTGAGTGTGGGTCATCAATGATAAAAAGATCAGCCCCGCGACCAGCGAGGGCACCACCCACACCAATAGCAAAATATTCCCCATTAAAATTTGTCCCCCATCGTGATGCTGATTTACTGTCAGCTTGTAGTTCTACCTGTGGAAAAATATCTTTATAAGCATCGCTACCCACCAAGTTACGAACACGACGGCCGAAGTTAACAGCAAGGTCAGCGGTATGAGACGCCATAATAACTTTCTTATGAGGATACTTTCCCAAAAACCAAGCAGGAGCCAAATATGAGATAAGCTCAGACTTCCCATGTCGCGGCGCAATATTAACAATAACTCTTTTCTTGTCGCCGGCGGCAATTGCTTCAAATATTTTCGCAAGTCTTCGATGATGTGCTCCTACTTTATATCCTGGATATACATGTTGTATAAAATCTAAAAATGTTTCTTTGCCCGACTTCTCGACAACCTTACCCTTATACACTTTAAGAAGTTGTTGAAGTTTTACTTTTTGTTCTTCATCCGCATTTGGAAAAAGCGCCTCTAACTCTTCAATTTCTTTCTTAGTGATCTTCGGTTTTAATTTCGCTTCTGTCATCTTTTTCACTCATTGTGTATTCTGCGTCTACGGTTTGAGATTTACCTTTTATTAAAGCTTTTTGTTTTAGTTCGCTTAACATGGCTAGAAGCTCACTCTCAACTTCTTCCATCGTCTCAACTTTGTGTGTAACTTCTGTCTTCTTCTTGAATGCATCAACACCATCTACTTCACCAATTGAACGAAGCGCTGCGATGGCTTCTTTAGGTGTGAGTCTATTCTCTGGGTCTTCTAACATCTTAATAAATTTATTTACCACGTATAACTTTAAATCAGCTAAATCTTCAACAAGTTTATAGTTATATACGCCAACAATCCCAGCTAAGTATGCGATTGAGTTATTTGAAAACTGAGTTAGATCTTGACTCTTTTTAGGATTCCTTACCATCTCCTCAGCTGCTTTCTCAGCTTGTTCTCTATCTTCAGGTGTAGGATCTATAACATCGCCTGTAATATCTGTTAATTCTTTATATGTGGTAGCTCTCAAGACTACTTCATCCTCATCACTCATACGCGGTAATGCTTCGTGAGAATCTTTAGGAATGGGAACACCTTCCTCTATTTCGGGTACTATGATTATGGGGAGTTGACTTGCGCCAGGAGGTGTATCTGGGTTATTTTGGCTTGTCAAGTCTTGACTTATTTGTTGATTCATGTGTCGCTGATTACACCTTATAAAATTGATTGCAGCTTTTTTGCCTATTTTATACTACTTTGGAACTTAGTCGCAACTTTTTTAGTATAATACTACAATGATAACCTTACTTTTTACACAGCCCAACATGGCTCTCATCATTTTAACTTGGTCTTTCTAAGTGAAAACTACGTTAACCCCAAAGAACCTTGCTCACCTTTATAACATGGCATGCAAGATGCCGCCTTTTAACAAACTCAAGATGCCTAAGTCTAACAAAGTTAGGTTCGTAGTGATTAAGAACCCAGGTATCTATGGTTGTTTTGATGAAGTGCTTATGGAGATACATATTAGTCGGGGTTCATGTGGGCATTTTACTACCATCTTCCAGACCTTACTTCATGAAATGGTCCACCTAGCGCTTTATGTCAGAGGCGATGAAGACTTTGATCAGCATGGACCGAAGTTTCTCAAAATCAAAGACGTTTATTCCGAGCTCTACAACTTCGATCCCAAAGCAATTTAGTTTTCATTCATTGTTGTGTCTTTGTGGTTTTGAGTGAAAACCATATATCACTTTTTTCGTTTTAATTCCTGTAAGTCCTTGATATTTCAGAATTTTTTGTAGAAATTTTTTTACAAAGCCCTTTATTT